ACGCATCTGCATTGGCATCGGTTTTACGGTTACACGGATTCTGCTCTACGAACTTGGCACTTATCTGGCAGAACGTCCGCCTCGTGTTCATCTTGTACGTTATGCCGTTCCCCGTATAGGTCAGTCTGAATATCTCATCCGATACAGACGGAATTGAAAGTTCCATAACTCCTGCGTACAATTCATTGAAAAAGGCTTTCTTCTTCTCTTGGAAATCCGACCTGTCATTTCCCTGGACTGTGAACATGAGGGTCATTTCCCGGCTTTGGAAACGCCTGTTGTCAAGAAGCAGTCTCTTTCCGTTCTGCGTCCGGCTTTCATTCTCCACGAAGTCCTTGAACTGGAGCGGTTCGAAAAGGGTATCCAGAAAACCTTCACCAATTCTGACGCCCCATGTCTCCAAGGCATCTTTCCCGTTTATGAGCAATTCATTTTTCATATTACAAGTTTTTGGTATTCTCCTTTATCTTTTCAATATTCTCGTTCATTCCCCTGCCGTATTTGACAAGCATTGAGGTATTCTCATTTATTCCACGTACCTCAAGATACAGGTTGGCAAGGATAGTACGCATCTCGTCGGCAGTGCCGGATATACGCAAGGCCAAGGCGTTCGTATTCTCAAGCGCAGCGTTCACTGTGGTTATTCCATCGCTCAAAGAAGCGGTGTTGGAGACAATCTTCTCACCGGCAATCTGCAATGCGGTAAACCTGCCGTTCAGTTCGCTTGCTTGGTCCTGCGTCATGCTTGATGCGGTGTTGGAACTTGTGTTCTGGCTCGCCGATGTTCCATCGTACCCTGTTATCGCCGCCGCCTGATCACGCAATTCCATACCTTTCTGGACATATCCCTGATATTCCTGTTTCAATTCCGCTATCTCCGCATCGTCAAGCACGTTGTCACTTTCCGCATACTCAGCCCATTTCTTGTAGAAATCCTGCAATTCTTCATCCATTATGTCACTGATTTTTGCATTCAGGACAGACTGCATAAGCATTTCGCTGAAGCTGTCCGAGAAATCCTGTGCCGTTTTCGACATATCCATCAGTTCGCTGACGAAATTGCTTCTCATATTGTCGAAAGTCGTTCCCGTAAGGGCTTCTTTCAGAGAGTCGGCAATCTCTTCCATCTGACCGGCGAGGTCGGCATAGTTTTCCCAATATTCCGACTTGTCGTATTTTCCGGCATCGGTAATGTATTTCCATTGCTCCAGGTTATACGTGCGGATATAATCCATCTGCTCCGGTGTCAGCTTGTATATATCCTCCAAGGAACCGACTCTGTCAAGCGTCGTGTCTTGGGTCGGATTTTTGGCCTTGTATCTTGAAAGCGTCTCGTTTATACTGTCATAATCCTTTGATTTCAAATTCCAGTAATAAGCGTTTGAACGATGTGCCCCATGATACGCCATCTGTGTACGGAGTATTTCCATTGTCTGCTCATTGATTTTCTGTTGGTCTTCCTTTGCCGTTCTTGCAGTGTCAATGGCTTTCCATCCGCTCTGCTTTGACAGTTCGTTCTTCAGATTATCAACGGATTTCTGCAGATTCTCGTTCGATTTCGTGAGCTTCTCCGTCTTTTCCGCAACCTGTTTGGCATTGGAATTCTGAAACCAGTCGGCAGGACCGCCGGAAGACAGGGCACCGAAAGAAAGGATGTTGCCGAGTCTGCCCACGATATTGTTCACCAGACCACCTACACCTTTGACGACAATGGCTTCAAGCATATGGAATATGTTTTCCGGCAGGTCAAGTATAGTATCTATCAAGTTCCAAACGGCATCGAGGATGGTGTCCACCAAATCCGACAACCATTCGAATTTCAGCAGTTCGGTAAACGAATCCAGTATACCCGTGACGAAATTCTTTATGGAATCCGCAAGCTGGAGTATCATCTTCGGTATCATTGCTATGAACCCGACCATCTGCCCTATGCCGCTTGAAAGGAAGCTCTCCATACCACCTCCGATGGAGTCAAGCACACCCCCGATAGTCCCGGATATCTCCGTGCCGATACCTTCGCCGATTGTCGGTGCAATTGCGTCAAATGCACCTTTCAAAGCATCAATGTTGCCGACTGCGCCCTGTATATCGGAAAAACCTTCCAAATTCTTGAAAACCCCACCGTTGGTATTTAGGGCCTTTGTCAAAGCGGAAGAGTAATTCTTGACTTCGTCGGTCTTGTCATTCAAATCGTTGCCCTTGTTGCGCATATTCTCGTTTGCCTTCGCGGCCTTTTCGGATGCTTCTTTCTGCGCTTTCAAGATTGCATCATATTGCTCCTGTGATATTTTACCCGCATAAAGATCCTTTTTCGCCTGGGTCGTGTTCGCTTTCGCCCGCTTCTCTTCCTCTACTGCGGCATCAAAATCGGTGACGGCGTCATTGAACTCCTTCATTGCAGTGCTAAGGTCTTCCCATGTCGTTGACTGGTCTCCGACATATTGCCTGAGCTCGTTGATGAGGTCTACGGTTTTCTGCTGCGTGTCCGTATCAGCATTCTGGAATTGGTCTGTCTTCGTATAGGCTTCAAGCTGCGTCAGCATCGGCTTCAGCATTTCCGTACTGATATTGCCGACACCGCCGAGAAGAGCCTTCCAGTCTATTCCTTTGCTTATGCTGCTGAACTCAAAAGAGGCAAGCTTTTGCTCTTTTTCTTTACGCAACGAAAGCTTTTCACCCTCGTACTTGGCATTCTCTATCTTTTCGTTATACTCTGCCTCTATTGCTTCACGCTGCTGCATCAGCGAACCGTAACTCTTGATATAGTCACGCATGGATGCAAGTTCTTCTTTCCGGGCTTGCATTACTTGTTTGTTGTAATCCTGCTTAGCTATATTGCGTGCCTCGACAAGAGCGGAAGACTGCTTCTCTGTCAATCCGTCCTTACCAGTCTTCGTTCCCGCTTTCTTGTTTTTGTCCTTGAAGTCGTCCTCCTGTTTCTTTATTTCGGCAAGACGCTTGTCGTAGTTGCTTTTAAGCTGTTCAAGTTCCTTGTCGAGCCCGTCTTTCTGTATGGCAAGGCGTTTATCTTTGTTGGATTGCTCCAGTTTTGTCAATGCATCTTCAGCCGATTTCCTTGCGTTTTCACGCTTGTTTCTTTCCGTTTCGGCTTTCTTTGCCGCAGCATCCCTCTTATTCTTGTTTTTCTCGGCTTCCGCCTCTTTCTTTTCCTTTTCCTTTTGTTTGGCGTCCGCAGCAGCTTTCCTGTCATCAGCCAATGATCTTGCCATAGCGAAGTCCCTTTGATTCTCGGACATAGTGCGGTATCTACCACCGCTTCTGGTAACCAGGCTACGACCGGTCTGTTTTTTGTGAGCCTCCTGATGTTTTATATCAGCCCTCCTACGTGCTATCAGGTCTTGAAGTTCCTTGTCTGTAAGATTCTTCATCCATTGTGGTATTTCGCTGTCATCATAATGGATTTTCAGATTCAGATGATATTCATTGTTCCATTCCTTGATAAGTCCCTCTGTCGCAGAAAGAAGTTCATCCACGGACATCTTGTTTATTTTGTTGACATATGCTGCCCTTTGGTTCTTGTCGCTCCAGTCCGTAACACTGTCAGCCGCTTTATTGATTGTGTTTATATTCTTGTTGTAGACCGTGTCGAGGGAATACAGACTGCTCGCAAGCTCCAAAACGTGCGAAGCGAGCGCAATTGATTTTTCAGTTGTCAACCCGAATGACTTGCCGACATCCAACATCCGTTTATATACATCCTCGGAGCCCTTTGCGTAATCATCGGCGGAGATTTTGCCATCCTTGAGTTTCTGGTTCAATTCTCCGAGCTTCACCAAATCCTCATCGGGCACGACCGTCCTTATCGTTGCGGTGATCACGTTAGCGTTGTCACTGTCTATGTCATCCTGTATACCCTTCCACAAATCTTCCTTACTGTTCTTGTAGTTGTCTGCCGCAGTCTGGATGGCATTGGCTTTCTGTTGTTCAACCGACTGATTAAGAATAGCCTGCGTCAGACGCTTGTGCATATCCTCATTCTGGACCATTTTCTCAGCATTCTCGTCAAGCTTTATTCCATAATCTTCATAAACCTGTGTGAGCTGGCTCAACGCATCCTTGTGTGTCTTCGTGTCTGCATCCGTATTCTTTATTATCGCATAAAGGGAATTGACCTTGTTTATCGTATCGGACGCACTGTCCCCGAAGTCCCTGGACATCTCCGCTGCACTCTCTTCTTCATCAGAGAACATGGACAAAGCCGTTACCGCCGTCATGGCGACAGTCGCAATGGCAGTGATAGGGTTGGACATCAACGCCGCTTTCAGTCCGATGAACGCTCCTTTCACCTCGTTCACCGCCGCCGTCAGCATCATCTGCGCCGTTGCGTTTGCCTTGGTCCACACGGAATTGAGCTTTTGGGACAATGTAGAGCCTTTGACGGCAACGGTATTGGTCTGTGTCGCGAGCGTGTTGCCTTTTGTGGAAACGGTGTCGATGTTCTTCTGTATCGCCGCCCGTTGGTCTGCCAAAGCACCCTGTTGCGTGGACAAGGTGTTCTGCTTTTCACTAAGGGTATTTATCTCGGTCGCTGCTGTATCCCTTTGTTCCACGGCGGTTGCGTTCTCCTGTGCCAACGAAGCCATCTCATCCGCCATGGACGACATGTCACCTGCGTCAGAACTTGCATCAGCGGAATCCATGATGGCCTGTATTTCATCCATACGGTTCTGGGTACGCTCGATGATGCTTTCCGCCTCCTCCTTGTTGGCCCTTGCGTTAGCCAATGCCGTGTTTACGGTCGAGAGCTCTTCCGTAACATTAGTATACTGGCTGTCTACCTGCTTGAATTTTTCCTGTTCGGTCCTCAACTGGCTCTGACGGGTTTCCTCTACCGAGGCTTCAAGCAGCTCCTTCTTCTTCAATATTTCCTGCTCAAGTTCCTCGCTTATCAGCCCCTCAGCCTTAGCGGTCTCAAGCGTAGTCTTCAGTCTTTGTTCATCGATGTTGAGGCTTACGGTGGTACCATCCTCACTTGTCTTCAGTGAAGTCTGCTCCCGGATGTCTTTCATCACCGACTCACGGTATGCGGTTTTGCCTCCGTGCAGGTCATAACTCTGCTTCAGCGACTCTTTCTTGGCCTTGTCCATCTGTCCCAAACCATCATTGAAATACGACACGGCGGCTTTCTGCTGCGCATTCCTTATTCCGGCGGCAGCTATAAGCGAAGCCTTGTATGTCCCGACCGCCGCTATTGCCGTCAGAATAACCTTGCCGACCGTCTGCCAGTTCTCCACAAGGTTGCCTACGAGGTCTATACCTTCATTAATGACACCTTCCTGCGACTTGCCCATTTCGTTGAACATCTGCGACACGGCATCCTCTATGTTGGATATGCGTCCTACAAAGGTTGCAGCCTGCTTTTCCATAAGACCACCGAAGCGACCTCCTTCCGACGTCATCGACTCGATGGCTTTCTTCACTTGGTCAGCACCGACCTTACCATCGGTCACAAGCTTGCCGACCTGCGACTCTGCGACCCCGAACTGCTTTGCAAGTTCCGCCGCCAACGGAATGCCTCGTCCCATGAACTGGCGCAAGTCCTGTGTATACATTCGTCCCTGTGTCATCGTCGTTCCGTAAAGGTACACAAGGTCTCCCAACGGCAGTGACAGTCCGGCCGCAATGTCTCCAAGGCGGACAAGAGTGTCATTCACCTCGTCCGCTGACGTTCCGTAAGCAAGAAGCTGCTTCGCACCGTTCGTTATACCCTGCATATCAAAAGGAGTCTTCGCAGCAGTATTTATAAGCTGTGTAACGAGTTCCTGTGATTTCTGCGTATCTCCCAACATAGTGTCGAAAGCCATTTCCGTCTGCTGGAACTCACCTCTCGTCTGTATCATCGTGCCTATAAGCTGCTCAAGTCCGAGACCACCCATAAGCATGCCGCTGATGCCCAAAGCATCGTTTCTAAGACGTTGGAATGCCCCCGACACCACATCCGTTGCACTGGGCAAATCCTCGCCGATGCGCTGCGCCGCTGATGAAGACGCATCCGCTACACTTTTCAATGCGGAAACGGAAGATGTGGAACTTGCGACTATACCTTTGGAAAAGAGTTTTTGCTCGGTCTGCAATTCCACAACCCTTTGCTGCGCCCCGACAAGTCCCCCTGCCAGATCCTGCAATGCCTGCTTTTCGTTCTTCAGGCTTGCTGACTTGTCAATGATACCAAGTTTTATTGCTGATTTGTCACTTCCAGATGCGGAAGTGAGCTTTTGTTTCAGGGAAATTATATCAAACGCAAGCTGTTCTATACGCTGCTTGGTGACATACATATTCTGCTGATATTTCAACACCTCGGCATTTGCCGCATTGAGACTGTCACGGAATTGTCCTTTGGTTACGGCAGCCGCCTTCGCAGCAGCATCGCACATGTCATTGAGCTTGCGCTTGGCGGTTACAAGCTGGTCGGAGACTCGTTCCATACCGTCTATGTCGGATGCCGCCTCAAGTGACTTAAGCTCTGCCTCCAGGCGTCTCACCTCGTTTCGGCAGGCAATAGCCTCATCGTAGTCGGC